CAAACTGCGCAAGCGCCGCACACAGACTATCGCCGAGAAAGGCACGGAGCAAGCGCCTGTTGTACAAAGGAGAAATATGGATCAGCCGACTGATGCGGAACTTCTAGAACGACAGCGACAAGTGATTGTTGAATTGCGCCTAGAAAAGTACGAATTGCGTGAACAAGCGATAATGGCTTTGCGGAAAGCAACGGGCAAAGCGTTTAGAGAGTGCGAAGAATTGTTGGCTAATGCTTACCGGTGAGGCACTGATGGACCCAACACAGGGCGGGGCTAACAACCCCGCCCGCCCTCCCCGCAAACTGCGCAAGCGCCGCACACAGACTATCGCCGAGAAAGGCACGGAGCAAGCGCCTGTGCTGTATTGGTGGGAGATGCTGCTCGACTCGTACATCTTCCGACCATCAGAGACTTGCCGCGCAATGCTGACAGAGCGTGACGGGAAGTGGGACATGGTTCTGGAAGTGAACGGCAAGCGCTTTGTCGGCAACAGACCAACACTCGAAGAGGCATTCAAAGCAACGGACCACCTGATCTACAAGCAAGCAAAGGATTACTGGCTGCGCTCAGATGCAAGCGTAGTGCTCGAACCGTGGAAGGGGACACTGGAATGAGTTTCTTTAACGTTGACCTCTCAAAGATTGAAGAGCGCCTGTTCGCAGGGATTGCCAGCAATGCGCCTGGGGAGCGTTTCCCGAATAAGCTATGGGGCTCTAAAGTGCTATTGACGCGCTGATCAGAGCTGCTATTCTGACAGCAGAGGGAAAGCAAAATGGATGCACAAGAAATTATCGAGATAGTCAAAAGCGCAATCGTTGAGTCTGTGCAAGCTGCCGGACCTCTCGGCTGCCCCGGCGGTCCGCTGTATGCAGCGCTGATGTCATACGGCTGCACACTCGAAACATTCGAGCGCTTTATGGCGCTGCTCATCAAAGAGCGCAAACTGGAAAAGCGCGGTCAGCTCTACTTCATCAAAGAGGCGAAATGACCGTCATCGAGAAAGCCAAGACATTCATCTTGATCGCGTGGTTGATCGCCATTGTCAGTCTTCGTCGCACTGGGCGGCTGGCGTGAGAAGCGCAGAGCTGAGCGCATTCTCAGCCATGCCAAGTTCTATCTGTTCGCAACAACGTGCAGCTATCCGCAAGGGCGCCCGCGAGCCTCTGCTGCGATTGACTTGCTGACAGAAAAGATTTTTGAAGTCAGGAACTAAAGGAGCACTATGAACAAAGCACTCGCCGTGCTGGCAATGCTGCTCGGTTTTGCATCTGTCAGCACCTTCGCTCAGAATGACCCGCCTGTTGGGGTCACTGGGATCCAGAACGGCAACTCGGTACGAGAAGTCGTTTACAACAATTCAGCCAGCACTGTCTGCATCTATCCGTACGTCTACGAATCAGACAACGTGTACGGCTCAGTCGTGCCGTCGATTCAAGTTGAGCCCGGAGAGCAGAACGTCAACATCGGCGCTTTCGCTCAAGCTAATTCGCAACTGGATTGGTCAGTTGAAGTGCGCGCCAAGTACCGAACAGGAACGTGCGCGTGAGGGGCGCAGGGCGAGGCATTCTCAGATGGATTCGCAGTTTCGGCTCTTTCGGAGTCATAGTCGGCACTGTCGGAGCTTTCAAGTTCCTGCTAGAGCAAGAGTGGGGATTAGTGCTGCTCGGAATAGTCTTCGCTCTGCTCTCGTACAGTTGGTTCTGCTTATTCGATCACATTTTGGGAGAACAACATGAAAAGAAGTAACCGCATTTCACTCGCAACGTTTGCGCTGGCTGTGTTGTTTTCTCTGCCTGCGTTCGCATGGGACTGTACGACGCCCGGACAGATTCGTATCCAAGTGCCTAACGGCACGGTCGGCACAGGAACTGGTGACGGCAGCGGTCAAGTTGTGACTGTGCAGGGAATCACGTTTCAGTGTGTGAACCCGCCGTCAGCAAATCCGCCGAATGCTGTCAACACTTCATCGAGCAGCAGCTCTTCTAACAGCTCAGCAACGGGCGGCAATTCTTCGAGCACCAGCAGCGCTACTGGCGGCAATGCTACGTCGAATCAGACTCAGAAGCAAGGGCAGACACAGAGCAATTCGTCGACCAACAACAATCAAAGCTCCGGCGGTTCAGTTTCAGATGTCGGCAACAGTGAGACGACTGTGGAAGCGCCGAAGATCCCTGTCAACACTGCGGAAGCCCCGCCAGTCTTTTCCACAGCGAATTGCTTCAAAGGCTTCTCAGCCGGCGGGCAGACTGCTGTGGCTGGACTCAGCTTCGGCGGAGGCGGTATCGACAAGAATTGCGCAGCAGAGCGCATCGCGCAAGACTACTATGCGATGGGCAACAGACTGGCAGCCTGTAAGGTCATCATCACGACAAAAGCATCCAAAGATGCTCACGTCACCCTTGCGGACTGCTTGAATGTTCCTGAGCGCCCTCGTGTGATCTTGCAGCCGACGCCCCAGGTGCCTTCTGCCCCTCCTGTCTCTGTGACTGTGAATCTACCGCCACAGCCGCCAGCGCAAGTCCTACCGATCTTCCACGAGTATGTCACTGTGACTGCTACGCCCGCGCAAGTTCGCGCAGCCCGCAGCCCAGCGCACAAGCCAGCGCCTGTTCACAAAGCACACAAGCCGTGCCCTTTAGACATTTTTGCTGCGGACTTCGACAAGTGCCTAGCTGACTTGAGCAAATAACATGGCAGGAATCTACATCACGGTGGCGCTCTGCGCCGCAGTACTCGACATAATCTATCAGTGGCGGAGGTCTGTAAAGTGAGTGAGCCAACAGCAGCAGAGCTGGACAACTTCGAGCAGGAACTGATGATGGAAGAGCAAGACGAGCTGGCGATCGCGCTGCTCATTGACTCTGTGCCATCTTCAGGGAAATGTGACCACGGGGTCTATATTGCAAAGGGCGACACCTTTGCTCACTACTGCACAGCATGCAATCCGGGCGTGGCGCGGATCATGCGCCCACCAATGCGCGTTGCTCTTGCGACCAAGCAAGAGCGCACACTCGACCTCGCCGAATTCTTTGAGCAGCCCCTCTCCGAGAGACTCTCGTTCGCCGCACACATGGAGGACATGACATTATGAAGAAATTCCTGATGGCTAAACTCATTGGTCTGGTGCTCGTCGGTCATGTCTCAGCACAGGTGAGTAATCATGTTCAAGTACGGATCCAAGAAGTACAACGACTATCAACGGTGGTATCAAAAACAAGAGAGCACCAGAGCATACCAGTTATGGCGCACCAAGAAAAGACACAGCGGCAACTGGTCGCGCAGAAAGCTGACATTCAAAGCATGGCGCCTGAAGTTTCCAAAACAGTACAGAGTATTGCTGCGCGAGATGGCAGCAGCAGATCGGAACAAAGCGCGGAAGAGGCGGCGCAGCGCCCAGAAGAGAGCGCACAAGCCAGAACTGCTGAAGAAGCAGCGCAACCGTTGCGCTATCTGCCGTCGCTTGTTTACCAAGAAGAATCTGCCGTGCAAAGATCACTGCCACAAGACTCAGAAAAAGCGCGGATTGCTGTGCACCAACTGCAACTTCGGACTGGGGCACTTCAAAGACTCTCCGGAACTGCTCAAGAGAGCAGTCAAGTATCTCCGAACATATTCGAGCTCGCGCATGCGATCGCGAAAGCAGAAGGATTCCTAGTTAAAGGATCCTTACCCAACCGGACACACAATCCGGGCGACATTCGTGCAGTGAGCGCTCACCAGTTCCCCGGGCAGGTGGGGATCAATTCCAAGCGCTATGCGATCTTCCGCAATGACGCCGCGGGCTTCGGAGCGCTCTATCATCAGCTTGAGAAAGTGGAAGCAGGCGAGTCGCGCTTCTACTCAGCAGACATCACGATGCGGCAGTTCTCGAAGACGTATGCGGAAGTCAACGATGTGTGGCTTCACAACGTCTGCAAGATGCTGAGCATTTCGCCCAGCATGACTCTGCGGCAGTACTTCAACAGCAACCGATCGCTGGTGCTCGCTGCTGACACTGCGCCGCTGGATCCGCCAACGACTTTTGAATTCACCCTAGGAGATGTGCAACCTTGAGAGAGAAACTGCTCCAGCTTCTGAACAACAGCCCAGCTACGGCTGGTCGCCCAGACGACTTTCTGGAAACGCTTGCCGACGACATTCAGGCAGTCATCATCCGCGCCATTCACCCAGCCAACACTGACGATGCTGTTGCAGCGCTTGAAGAGCAAGTCGAAGAGGTCTACGGCTCTGACTTCGGCGTGCACCTCTTCAACCTCTACTCGGTCGAGAAGTTTCCCGGCAAGAGCGAGCTGGTATTCTCAGCACGGAAGCGCCTTGTCCGCGCTATGATCCAGACCATTCTCGTTGAGCAATGTATCGACTATGACTGCGACGTAGAAGACATGCCCGCGCTGCTGTCAAACGTCACCGACGGGAACACACTCAAGCGCCGCCTAACTGAGTTGCAGGCTACTCCTACCCCCGGAGCGCTTCCCAACTAATTGCTGGACAGCCGATCACAAACTGAAGTACACTGAGGAAACTATGCCAGAGACTGCCGTAGCGGTTGCGCCCGAAGAGAACCTCGCGTACGGCGTTGCAGAACAAGCGCCCGAAGCTGAAGCCAAACCACAGATGACCCGCGAGCAGGCTGTTGAGTACGTGCTCGGGCATCAGATCAAGTCATTCGAGCAGAACGACATCAAGCAGCGCATCCAAATTGCGTTGCGCAAGGGCATCATCACTGAGAATCCCAGCATCGAGTACACGCTGGAAGAATTGAAGGCGCTCGTGCCGCTGCCGCATGACCGCTGGAACTACGACTGGGTCAATGAAGAGAAGGGCACCCGCGGCGTAGTCGCCAAGGATGCTCACGGTCTGCTTGCTGTGCCGAAGCAGCGCGGTCGGCGCAAGAAGCACATGACCAAACACCAACAGGACATCAAGTCCACTTCGCTTTCCATCTTCAAGCAACTCTTCGCTGCGAAGGCAGAGCGCCTGAAGGCTGTCTGCAAGACAGAGGAAATCGAGTATCTCGGTGTCCCTGACTCTGCTCTCCCTGAACTGGGGAAGCAAGCTGCAATGCAGGCGCTCACAGCAGTGAAGGACAAAGCGAAGCGCAAGCGTGACAAAGCGCGGCGCAGACAGAAATACTCACGTGCTGTCAATGCCGGCATCTTCGGCATGAACAACCCCGGGGAGCGCAACTTCGTGGAGCATGGAGGACAGTTTGGGAGCTAACAAGCCACAAGCAGCAGTATGGCGCCAGTCTGCGCCAGCCTCTGGTCCGATCATCGCTCAGACAGAGAGCGACGGACTCAACAGCGTGCGGGAACTGCGCGACCTGTATGTTCAGAAAGCGGAGTGGACGGAGCGCTTCCAGAAGAATCCCAACTCCTACTATCGCGCCGCTGCTGATGAACTGAACAAGTTACTCGCTGATGCAGCAGCGCTCACAGTCAAGCCGCCCGTGTTCATCGGACTTGACTTAGCCTCTCACGAAGACACGACTGCTGCCGCAGTCATTGAAGCCAATGCGACAGCCTGAGAACGCTGAACCACGTTACCTCGTCGGGATGCTGCTTGTGGTGCTGAGCGGACTGCTCGCGATCCACAGCCCACTTGCGGCACTCCTGCCCTATAGCGCGGGCGCTGCTGTGCTCTTCTACCTCGCGAAGGACTTTATCATCGGATGAAATACCTCTTGGCTCTCTTCGTGTTCGCGATCGTCTACGCCTGCTCTTGGTGCGCAGTCAGACTGGGCGCAAAGAAGCAGCCAGCCCCTCCCCCGAGGGTGACATTCGTTCCGGAAGCGCCCGAGGGATCTATTCCGCGCTATAACTCAAGGCGCTGGGCGCGTGCAGTGTTCCACAACGGAATGTGTACCACCGAAGAACTGAATGCATTTTATTCCACGCATCCGGAAGACTTGACCGACCCTGACAGATAGGATAAACTGCCACAATGCCAATCAATGAAAAGACAACACTGAGCCTGACTCTGCGCCCAAAAGACTTCTCGGAAGTCATCGGACTCGATGTGGCGGTGAACACTGCCAAAGCCAAGCTGGATGCCGGCGGCGTGCCACGCGCTATCCTGCTCAAAGGACCTTACGGTTGCGGCAAGACGACTCTCGCGCTCATCATTGCGCGTTACATCCAGGGTCCTCTCTTCGACGGAGAGCCAGACATCGAAGAAATCAATGCAGCCAACTACCGCAAGATCGACGACATGCGCACGCTCATTCAAGGCTGCGGATCTTATCCGATGCGCGGTCTCTACAAAGTCATCCTGATGGATGAGTGCCACCAGCTCACGAAAGATTCCAAAGAGGTGCTGCTGAAAGAGCTGGAAGCGAAGAAGTCAACGACGGTGTGGATCCTCTGCACCACGGATCCCGGGTCATTGAATGAGGGCATCCGTTCTCGGTGCATGATTCTCGAAGTCAAGGGCATGGAAGCGCAAGAGCGCCACAACCTCATCGCCCGCGCATCGAATGAGTTGCAGCACTTGGGAGACATCACTCCGTTCGAGAACGAGATTACGAAACAGAACGTCGTGAGTCCGCGCAAGATTCTGCAAGCGTTTGAACTCTACCACTTCGGCACGCCTCTCGCTCAGGCAGTTGCTCAGCAAGCCATCGAGAGCCTGCCGGAGTATTCTGACATCGCGCTCTGCTGCATCTACGGCAAGTGGGACGAACCAGTCACCATATTCGGCGGCTCTGTGACTCTCAAGCCACTCGGACAGTTGCTCAAGGAACTCGATGAGCGCTTGAAGAAGAAGCCAGCGCCTTCGTCTGACACTTCAGAGAAAGAAGACAGCATCGACGGAGATGACCTGGGGAGCAAGACGGAAGTTGCGACAGCACTCCGTGCAATCTTGGGCGCCTATCTCAAGGGTCAACTTCTGCCGACAATCCAGAAGAACAATTCCTTCAAGTTCAAACAGGCTGCGCAGAGCGAGAAAGCTGCCCGCGCAATGAACGTGCTCGCCAGCTTCATCAATCCTGCGGCGTTCGAGTTGCAGTGGTCTGGAGTGATCGCAACGCTGTACAAAGTGAATTCTATAATGCAAGGAAACAAGTAAGCTGTAGTATAATGTCAAGCATGAGCACAAAACTTTGTGAGTGCGGCTGCGGCTCAGAAGTGATGCCTGACAGTCGGGGCAGACAGCGACGTTTTATCAACAGGCATGCTCGTAGGTCTCACAGGATGACAGATACACCCGAAGAGCATGCTTATAAGGGCGCCAAGCAGCGCTGCACTAATCCGAAGCATCCCAAATATCCTGACTACGGCGGTCGAGGGATCAAGTTTCTGTTCACGTCATTCGAGCAGTTCTATGCTGAGCTAGGTCCTCGCCCGCCCGCTGTAGATGAGCGCGGTAAAGCAATTTACTCTCTTGACCGCAAAAACAATCACGGAAACTATGAACTCGGAAATGTGAGATGGGCTACGCGCAGCGAACAGCGCTTAAATGAGCGTCGCATGGAAAGCAAAGAAACTATTTTGTGGGGCACGGAGGGATTCTCAAAATGTTAGCTATGCTGATCGCTGGTTGGGCAATCGGAATCGTTTTCGTGTTCAGCACTATGCTGAACTTCTACCTCAAGGCGCAGAACTTTGAACTGCGGAAGCAGATCAAGGAGCTAGGCAAAGAGCAAGCGGACTCTGATGCCAAGTTGCAGAAGCTGGCAGCCACAGTGCAAGAGCGCGAGAATCTGCCGTACGTCATCAACATCAGCGAGCAGGTGACCAACACCATCGCCGATCGTGTCTGCAACCGCGTCCAAGTCATACTGCATTCGCAGAATGAAGCGGTGCTCGCAAAGATGTCCTAAATGGATCGCTTAGAAGAAGCCAAAGACCGATACCTCAACCAGTGGACCCACTGCGGTAAGCTGCTCCATGCGCAGAACTCACAGATTCGTTGCGATTGCGGGCAAGCATGGGTCTGGGCAGGCACTCTCGGAGAGATGATGGAGCACTTGGAGACGATGGAGCAAGTCACCAGACAGGCAGGTCTGACTCCAGCGCCCGTGCAAGTGACCACAGAAGACTCCGACGAAGTGGGGTTCTCTTGGTGAACAGAGGTGCATGAGGGGGAAGAGATGAGCCTGCCACTGCACCATGCTGACTTGATCGGATCCGCTTTCAGTCTCAGCGGGCAGTGGTTCGTTTACAAACGGAAGTGGTGGGGCTGGGTGCTGTGCTCTGCCGGCGCTGCTTGCTTCTGCTGGGTCAATGCTCACTTCGGCGCCTGGGGCATGGAACCAATCTCAGCTTTTGCTACGCTGATGAGCGCCCGCTCCGCAGTAAAGTGGTTGCAATCTCGGCGCGATACTTTGCTATACTGAGGGAACCAAATGAGCAACTTTGTTTATTCCAAATCCGGCTTGGCGTTCACTGAGCGCTTCGAGTCTTGCCGTCTCACTGCTTACCAAGACATCCGCGGAATCTGGACGATTGGATGGGGGCACACAGGTCCGGAAGTCGTCGAGGGTCTTGTGTGGACTCAAGAGCAGGCGGATGCTCAAGCGCTTGCCGATACGGACCGCTTCCAGACCAACGTCAATCGCGTCGTGACTTACCCGATCAACCAGAACGAATTCGACGCGCTCGTTGACTTCTCCTTCAATGACGGCAATGCTGCGCTCGACGGATCCACGCTGCTCAAAGATGTGAACGAGGGCAACCTTGACGGCGCTGCTGCGCAATTCCAATTGTGGGATCATGCCGCTGGAAAAGTCGTAGCCGGGTTGCTGCGTCGCAGACTCGCTGAAGCTGCGGAGTTTACCAATGGGAATTAAGCCCGTCCAGTTGTCATACCCTGCGGAATGGCTGCTGGACATCTTCAACAACGGCAGCAAGCGCCCGGGCTATCAGTACCAGTACATGCCTGAACCGCATCCGATGCCATGGATTCTCGATGACTTCTGCGGGATCGGTCACGGCTGGTGGATCATTCTCGTTCTGCTTGGAATCGAAATCGCTCTGGGGGTCAAAATATGCCACGGTCTTTAAGAGGTCTTTTCACCGGAATGTTCGGTGAACTCGCACTCGTCGGCTTAATCATTCTCGGACTCTACTGCATAGCAGCCCGCGCCGACACCACAGCAAGTCACAAGCAGCGCAGCAATGCCTTCGGCACTACAGCCTACCAAGACAACCCCAATTCCTATCTGGTCGGTTACGTGAGTAGAGCAGATGTGGCGCAGGTGAGCAAGAGCCGAACCATCATCGTGTTGGAAGTCCGCCCGATGAACACCTTCCAGATGTTCTCTCAGCAGTTGCAACTCTGCGACGGCATCAGTGAGGACCTCGGTAAGAAGCTGATGGAAGCAATCGACAAGCGCGAAGTGATCGTGTTCACCTACAGTCGTGTCAGACATCTGACAGAATGCAACGACTTGTACCGGATTGACCAGATGGCGACTGAGCCGCTGCCGCAGTAGCCCGTCACAGGTTGCCAGATATTATGCCACAACGGGCATTGCGTTCTGGTGTAAGTCTGCACGCACTCCACTCCGGAGTTGAGGTACGCAATGCCCGCCCCCTATTCAATAGGGGATCCGCGGGGCGGGGGATCAAATGGAAGGCAAGCTACAACTACGCATCGAGTACCTTGACGGAACATTCTACGCCGAAGAAATCGGCATGTCCTGGCCGGTGGGGCAAGAAGCCACAGCCTGTATGAAGCTGCTCGCTGACATCAAAGCGGTGGGCGGACTGCTTCAGGCGCCTGACAAGAATCGCATTACACTGCGCTGCTGGAACAGCATGAAGTCGATCGACATTCAAGCTAGTGAGATTGTCACTGGAGACTTGGGCGATCTGGCGCGGCTGACTCCGCCTGCGAAGACCGGCATTATTCTGTGAATCCGAGAACTGAACTCGAAAAGCGCTATCCGACAGCAGACTTCTCCGTCTACTTCAGGCACCTTCAATGAAGAAGCCCTCTTGGTTGCGTGTACCGGAGAGCCGGACAGGACAATTTCTTTACGGTTTTGCAGATCAATTTTTATACTTCTTCGTGGTCTGCGCGAATTTCAGAGCAGTAGCGATTGGTCTGAAGTGTGCAACAGCGAGCACAGACGTGCTAATCACAGCACAAGCCTTTATCAGCAAGAAGTTCGCTATAGACAAAGAAGAGTGCCGAACATATTGGGTCGGGCTTGGAGAAACAATTGGCGGCGGATTAGGAAGCATTCTGAGCATCTGGGTTACGCAACGAATCTTCGGGCGGTGAGTCGTGAGAATCTGGGCATCAAGACAGCAATGGCAAGCCTTCCTTCATCGCTGCAAAGCGGCGTACCCGAATGAGCACTGCGAAGCTGTCTGGGGAGAAGAGACCGTCGACAGCTTCCGCGTAATGCGGATGGTGCGGATGCGCCTGAACAAAGCAACGTCCAAGCTGATCGACTACGACGACATCGAAATCAAGCGCCAGAAGTGGGCAGCAGAGCAAGAGGGCTTGAAGTTCCTGGGGACTGCGCACACGCACCCCGGGAAAGACTTGGACTCGGCGCCATCGGCTTTCGACCACCACGCCTGCGCTGCTTGTGAGCGCATCATGGGGATCGTGAACCTGTACAAAGCGCCTGACGGGCGGCGCTACATTGTGGAGACCAACTGGTGGTTCCCCCAGCGCAAGATCGAATTCGATTTGGATGACTCACTCTAAGGGTTGCGAGGTGCAAAGAGAATGCTTAACCTTTACAACGGTGACTGCCTTGATGTGATGAAACTAATACCTTCAGGCATAGAAGGTGCCGAGGTCGGATTCGATTTTGGATGACTCGCTGTAAGTGTTAGCGTCACAGAAAGCCTGCTATTGTGGAGGCTTCTATGCTTAAGAAAATTATCTGCGACATTTTTACTGAGCCAGGCGCAACCAACCATCAGGTATGCCCTGCTCGTTGCATCGCAGTTCTGGGCTCGCTGACTTTTCTGGCGCTCGGCGCTGCGCACTACATCCAGCATCATGTCTTCGATGCGCAGCAGTTCGCGCTCGGCTTCGGTACAATCATGGGCGGCATTGGTGTGGCGCTCGGTCTCAAGCGCGACTCTCCGAAGGAGTAAAGCGATGGCAATTCATGTCTACGCATGCAAGTACGGGCATCGCATCGAGATGGATGAGCCCGCCAATCACGAATTCAAGAGACTGCGCTGCAATCATCACTGGAAGGGACTCGGCACTATCTGCGGTGCTCGTCTTGTGCTGAGCGCTAACGTCGCGACAGCGCCTCCCATTCTGAAAGCCGGTGGAGTAGGTGGATTCTACAAACCAACACGACCAGAGCGCCACTCGGAAGACTAAGCCCGAGTACGACAAGTGGTACCATCGCGCTCACTGGTATCGGCTGCGCGGCATGGTGCTCGCGCGGGATCCCATCTGCAAGATGTGCAATCGCAATCCTTCCACGATTGCAGATCACATCCTTCCGCACAAGGGAATCTGGGAGTTATTTTCTGACTTGCTGAACCTCCAGGGGTTGTGCAAGGGCTGCCATGACATCAAGACTTCGCGAGAAGACGGTGGCTACGGCAGAGCGCCAGCAACTCACGAGCGCACAGAGACACCGAAGCCCGTTCCGACTGGAGAAAAGGGCGGCGCAGAGTTTCAGTCGTCAAGTATTTCAACATCCAAGCTCGATAAAGCACTTGAGATGGATGAAGACTTTCTGAAGGGCTTATGAGATGCAGCACCTGTAACGGTAAAATAAAGAAGAACCAGAATCGTAAAGGAGTATGTAACCGCTGTTACCAAGCAAAGTGGATGCGTGAGCACTACGATTTGGAAAAGCGGAGAGATTGGCGCCAGCGTAATGCAGCGCGACTCATGCTCCTTGGCGCAAAGAACAGTGGCGGAGAATGCACAATTTCTTTGGATGATATTGTGATCCCTGAGTTTTGTCCTGTGCTCGGAATCAGGCTCATGACAAAATGTATGAAGAGAGGCACTACATCGTTAGATGCTGCTCCGTCTCTTGACCGTCGCGACAATTCCCGTGGTTACGTTCCAGGGAATGTATTCGTAATCTCTCAGAGAGCTAACAGGCTCAAGAGTGATGCTTCACCAGAAGAGTTGCGCCGCTTGTGGATGTATGTTAGTATTTCAGAGTAAAAGGAGAAGGACCATGGTGAAACTATCAGACTATCAGCGCTTACGGAAGGCTGGGCTCTGCACCCGTGATTGCGGACGCAAGGGCGAACTCAAGAATCCGAAAGCCCCTGCATCCAAGACTAACACGCGGCGCAGTGAGTGCCGGCAGTGCCGAGACGACTCACACGGCAAGAAATAATGGCTTGCCGGACACATCTCGAACAGAAGTGCGGCGAGACTCTCGTGCGGACACTTCTCGCCCAGCAGGATGAGCGCTTGAAGAAACTGGAAGCGGAGTACGATGCCGGCGTGATCGGTTACCGCACACTGCTGTACCGCTTACGCTGGGCTCGCGCAGACTACAATCGACTCGAAAGTCTTGCACGGCGCTACAACTTCATGATATGATTCAACACATGGAGCATTACATTCCGCCAGCAGTCTTCAACGAGCTGCAAGAATGGGCGGCTGACAAAGCCCCGCTTCGCGTTCCAGACCAACCAAAGTTCGGCAAGCAACCTCACACTTTAGAACTGAAGACAGTTAACGGCTCTCTCGTCGCAATGTGCGTGCTGGTAGAGTCTAAAGAACTGATCGACGTGCTGAGGCTCTCATGACACTGCGCATGCAGCGCCTTATCCGCACAGCGCTGAGCTTCCCTATCATCTGGCGCTGGGCTGTCAAGAAGGCTGAAGCTGAGCCGCACACACGCGCTGCGGATTGCCTACCGTGCTTAGGAAAGCAGCGCCGTGAGAAGTACAAGCATATCCCGTTCTTAGCCATCTCTGGCTCACTCATCTGCAAACGATGCAGCCTTCCGGTGTGGTATTGGAAGCAATCACCGAAGTGCAAACTGAAGAAACCACCTGTACAGGGGACACCGATCAAGCGCCCAGATTACATAATCGTTCCTGTTGACTGAGGATCCTAAATGACTGTGCTCATGCTGCCGAAGTGCCCGCAATGTGAAACAGCTATGGGCTGGGATGAGTCTCTGCCCCTTGAGAACGGAAAGATGGCGAAGTGTCCGAAGTGCGGGCATCTCACACCGTGCTGGGAAAAAGAGGCGCCCGCGCCCCGCAAGAGAAAGCCGCAGACTTTAGCAGAGCTGGAACCCGTCCCGTTCGCGTGGAAGACGAAGAAGCATGGCGCCGTCACTGTGACTGCTATCAGCCCTTCGCAGAGCGGCGGACTGGTAGAGATTGACGACGGTGAACACGCGCCGTGTTGGGTGCGGGGTAAGAGCATATTCGGTTTTGATGTGTACTGCTGATGCCAAAGCGGAAAGACACTTGCGCAGAGCATCCAGACAGTCCGCGCATTCCGCGCGGCTACGGTGAGACCGGCCGAACACGGTGCGCTGCTTGCTTCAAGAATATGCACCAGCGTTCAGCACTGAAGCGAGCCACTGACCCGCGGTACCGTTACAATCTCGCTAAGGTGCACGCAAAGATTGTCGGAAAAGAATTCACGCTCACGTTGCCAGAGTACTCGGCGCTGATTTCTCTTCCGTGTGTTTATCGAATCTCGGCTGCTGACGACCAGAAGATTGGACTGGACAGACGAGACAACACAAAGGGTTACACTTTAGAGAACTCATTACCGTGCTGCTCTTTACACAACACGATGCGGAATCGGTTCTTCACGTATGAGCAGACATTAGAAATCGTGCAGCGCTATCAGATACACTGCGGGAGCATGGGCTCTGGAGCTAGGAAGAAATAATGGGCGAGCTAATCACTTTTTACTATCCGCGGAACAGGATTGTCGCAACTCCGTTCAAAGCGGAAGAGCCAGCACCAGAACCGCCAAGCACACAGATGCCAGCAGAGGACTTGTTGAAAGAAGCTCTCGCGCTCGGTGCTGATGCAATCCGAGACATCCTCATCCTGATTCGGCACAAAGACGGCTCGCTCAACTTCACCACGAACCTCAAGGGGCTGTCTGACATGCTGCTCCTGATGGAAAAGATCAAGCTGTACGCACTCCAACACCCAGAAGAAGTGGGAGACGAAGGACCTCAAATATCATGATGAAGCAAGCAAGTGCCCTAAACGCTTTTTCGGCTATTTGTCACAAAGCAAATATAGGCTGGTGGAAAAACCCGCGCACCGGCAAAGCACTCAAGCGCAATCACGGTGAATTGCTCGCACTCATCCACAGCGAGATTAGTGAAGCACTCGAGGGCGTGCGCAAAAACCTTATGGATGTCAAACTCCCCCATCGCAAGATGGTGGAAGTAGAGCTCGCAGACGCGCTAATACGCATCTTCGATTATGCTGGAGGCTTTGGCTACGATCTTGGCGGCGCGTTCGTTGAGAAAATGGCGTACAATGCCAAGCGGGCAGACCACAAGCCCGGGGACCGTCTCAAAAAGCACGGCAAGAAATTCTAAAAATGCCGCTGACTGCCCAGCAGCGTGAACTCCGCAAGCAGAAGCGCAATGAGGCTTTCTCTGTGTGGGTTGACACTATTCGCCTCCGCGGATCCATGCGCGGTTTGTTGCTTGAGCGCATCACGGTAGACGAATGGAAAGAATACGATTCGCCCACTTACGCTTGCCCTTCCTACAGCGAGCGTGCTATAGTGAAGCCATGAACAAGGGCAGATTAGAAGGAGCGCTATGTCAGCTTCCGCAGCAGTAGTGAACCGCTTAGCCGCCGAGTTGCATCGCAACTATCGCGCTGCTGAGAAAGCGCTCAACGGTCCAGACAAGACGGACAGGGATCCATCATTGAAGGACGGCGTGACTCTGCGCCACGACCACGGCTGGGAATCTTGTCACAAGCAAAAGTACTTCCGGCGCAGAGCGCAGACTCTCATCACGCGCGCAACGTGCTTGAATCCTCAGACGCTCGGAGAAGCTGAGCAAGCGCTCGACTCTATGGTGCTCATTCGGCGCCTGATTGTCAACGATGCTCCACTGCCCAGACACATTGAAGCATTCATGCGGAACGTCGCAGAAGCGCCCGCCATCGCGCATCAAGAGCACATGATCGAAGAACTCTGCGCCGCGTTCCAAGTGCCGGAGTATCTTGTCACCGGAAACACAGGCGAAGCCCGCCGCAAAGCGCAGCGCGATGCAACCATCCGAAAGACTCTCTGGCCGGTGCGCACGAATGCAATCTCTGGTCCGCAAAACGGACGCGGGTTGCTGTGAACCCGCGCGCCTTCATCGTCGATGCTTCATACATGCAATACAGGGCGCATTACGTGACAGAGCAGCGGCAGAGCTACACCAAAGAGGGAATTCCCAACGCGGCTGTGCTGCTGCTGCGCAAGATGCTGGACAAGCTGAAGCGCGATTACTCCCCTGATGTCATGGTCGCAGGCTGTGATTCTGCCTCACCCACTTTCCGCAAGAAGTTGTACGCCGATTACAAAGCTAACCGAGAAGCGCCACCTGCTGACTATGCAGCGCAGCGCCCCGGGTTCTTAGAGTCATTCAATAAAGAGCAGATTCCCACATTCGCTGCTGAGGGCTTTGAAGCTGACGATGTTATCGGCACTCTGGCGAAGCAGTACTCAGAGCAAGGGCACGATGTCACGATCATCAGCGGCGACAAGGACATGAACCAGCTCGTAAGCATCAGCCATGATAACGGCTGCGTCTCAGTGCTGAACACGAACAAGAATCGTCTACTCGGTCCGTTTGAAGTGCTGGAAGTCTTCGGAGTCTGGCCGCACGAGATCCCAGACTATCTGGCGCTGGTCGGAGATACGAGCGACAACATTCCAGGCGCCAAGGGGATCGGACCGAAGGGCGCGGTCGAACTCATCAAGCAGTTCGGCTGTGTCGAAGAGATGATTCAACGGGCGGGAGAAATTTCCTCTGGACATCTGCGCCACAACGTGGTAATCTACAAGGAGTGGATTCTGCTGAGCAAGAAGCTAACCGTTATTGACTGCGCCGCACCCATTCAGAGGACATCATGACACATGCCGGCTGGGCAATCTCTTCGCTGTTGTACCTTTTCTTCGGCGCCATCACTGCTGATGTTGCGAATGATGAAGCTAAAGCCGTCGGCAGTCCTGCTCCGTTCGGAAGCCTGTTCATCATCGCTGCAATATGGCCGGCGATGCTTGCTGCCCGCATCGTCTACCGTTTCGTTCGCAAGTTCTAAAAGGGTCGCATCAATCAGATTGCGAGTATCAGCCAAAGTCAGCAGAGCATGAGCAGATAGACTGCACCTGCATTCTCTCAGCATGAAGACAGGCACTACATGCAAGACTACGAAGCGTTATCCGCGCTGCACAGCCGGACCGCTGCGGCACAAGTACATCCACAGGATTGTGGCGGCTGCGCTGCTCGGCAGAGAGTTGACGAAGGATGAAGAGGTTCACCACAAAGATGGTGACCGTCGCAACTTCAACTGGGACAATCTGCTGGTGCTCGGATCCAAAGACCACGGTTGGGTGAGCAGCAAGCAGAACTGGTACATGCGCGAGCATGACTTCCTGCTCAAGCAAGAGTGGGATGACTACATGGAAACCGAGTACAAACGGTTCGCTGCCGATATTGCTGTTGCAAAAGCAAACGGCGTGCCGTATAGTGTTGAAGACGGACAGATGAGAGAGCGCTTCGAAGGGTGGTCATAGTGGCTGAGGATCCAGGGCTCTGGTACATCAACGGCAGAATCCGCACGGGCGCAGTCCCGCTATGTCCGGCGCGTACCACGCTACTTCTCCTTGTACCTGTCTTCGCAAAGCGGATGCAATCAAGCCTGCCGGATGTGTCACTTGACTGCAACGAAGCAGACGAAGCTCGTCGATGCGACTCCCCAAGTCTATGAAGTTCATCAAAGAAAACAAAATATCGAAGGAGTGGAAAACAATGAAGATCACAGTCGATTTCGAGAACGGGATGCAGGTCACTCTGAAGCCGGAGAACGTGCAACTCGTGGACAACCACGGCAAGGACACAGTGCTGACTTTCAAGACGGACCACACGCTGGTGCCGATCATGTTCTTCAAGTCACTGCTTGCCACGCCCGTCGAGTTGGGTTTGCGCAATGCAGCGCTTGCCGCTGCTGCCAAAGCTGCATCAGAGAAGAAGCCCGCGCCTGGCGCTCCTGCTGCTACGACGGAGACTGGCACCGACAAAGAACTGCTCAAGAAGGCTCTGGACGAATCCAAGCCCGGTGAGACAGTGACAGCCGGTCCTGCTGCTACCGCAGCGCCCGCCAAACAGGTCGTCACTTTGCAGCGCCCACTCCAAGCACCGCGGCTCGCTGGTCCCGCGGTTGTGGGTCCTGCTGGCTCTGCCACATCGGATTTCACTCCGACTTTGCCGGTAGTTGACGGAGGCGTTGCACCTTCTTCCAAACCCGAGTAAGCTGTCAACATGGTTCCATGATGACAAACATATTGACGCGAGGTGAAAAGCAATGCAGCATCCAATCTTGATGTACGGGCTGAGCGTCTACGGACTATTCGCAGCCGCTTTCATCTATCTGTGGTATCGCTTGTGCAGGAAGAATGCACAGGCGCCCAAAGTGCAGACTTGCACGCGGCAAGCGCCGCATGTCTGTACAGTAAACGGACCGTGCAACGGGTTCCCTGCTGCTGAGGGACTCAACGGCAGAATGCCGACTGTCCTCTAAATGCCCGCCATCTATATGTCGTTCGCGTTCGCGCCGGATGATACCACAGAGCAGCGCATGTCGAAGCTGTATCTGGGGATCATCTCGGTCGCTGAGCAGCTATACACCTACAATGCCGCGATCGCGGAGATGCGGAAGACTGCTGCCACGCTGCAAAGCGGAATAGAGGCATTCGACAAAGACCTCGCGCGAATGAAAAAGCAGTACGATGAATTGAAGGCGATGCTGAAAGCGGAGAAAGAAGCTGGACAATTACCAGACGAGCGCTTTATAGTAAAGCCACCAGCAGAGTGGAATGTATGACACCTTGTGGAATCACTTTCATCGGCATTATAGCGGCGCCATTCGCTGCGCTGTTCATCTGGTTGATCGCGCCCATCTTTGGCAAAGCGAAGCCCTGTCCTGTTTGCGGATCCGAAAAAGTAGTTACTGGATACGATCTCGGTATGTCCCCTTGGGATGGAGTCTGCAATCCGATATGTGAGTGCCCCAACAGGTGCAAACTGTGAGCATGGACGGCTTGCGGGATTCTACAATCACCTTCTATGTTGAGTGGCTGGAAGAGGCACAGCCAGACCTGACTGATGCGCAGCGCTATGAGATGGCAGTTGGCTTCACAGATGCGCAGTGCACCCCGCCAGCCGCCGCTGCTGATGACATCACAGATGAGGATGTCGTTGACTTGCTTGATGCTACCGAGCGCGCGAATATGCGCAAGCGTGAGCGCCTGACAGGACGAGAGCTGGACAAGATTCTCAACATGCAACCTCCGCAACCTCCGCAGCCCTCCCCGAAAACGGATGCGCGACCGCGCAGACTCTCTGACTACGGCAAGAGCTAATGAAATTATTCGGACAACTCGTTCGCTGCGCGTGTGCTGTTTGCGAAAAACGTGCAAGACCTACACGCGCTCGAAACCGAACAAGTCAGCGCCAACAAGAAGGTGACATGAAATCCGTATTCGATTCTCGACACATGCTGCCTGTCAATCCTTGGAAAGAAGCGATCGTCCAAGCCTGCATCGTGGCGGCAGTGCTCAGTCTGTTGCTTCCGAGTTGTCACACAAGATCACTTCAAGCAGCTTCGCGGCTGTGATGGGTTGGAGATTCTAACAAGGAGAATTGAACATGTCACGCACCATAAAAGATATTTTGGCTCTGTTTCCCGAAACAACAAAGAAGGATTGGAAGCAACACGCAAGAGGTGATGGGTGGGTGTGTAGCACCGCCCATGCACATGAATCTTCCTTCATCGAAGGCATTGTGTTCGGCAATGCTCAGGTGTACGGCGCTTGGGTGTCCGGCAATGCTCAGGTGTTCGGCAATGCTCAGGTGTACGGCAATGCTCAGGTGTCCGGTGATGCTCAGGTGTACGGCAATGCTCGGGTGTCCGGCAATGCTCGGGTGTACGGCAATGCTCGGGTGTCCGGCAATGCTCGGGTGTTCGGCATTGCTCAGGTGTTCGGCAATGCTCGGGTGTCCGGCGATGCTCGGGTGTCCGGCAATGCTCGGGTGTCCGGCAATGCTCGGGTGTCCGGCAATGCTCAGGTGTCCGGCAATGCTCAGGTGTCCGGTGATGCTCAGGTGTCCGGCAATGCTTGGGTGTTCGTCAATGCTCGGGTGTCCGGAGATGCTCGGGTGTCCGGCAATGCTCGGGTGTACGGCGATGCTCAGGTGTACGGCAATGCTAAGGTGTACGGCGATGCTTGGAAAACAGCTCCGCTGTTGGTACAGGGAACCCAGCATACAGCAACCAACTGCAAACATGGTTTCATTGCTATTGGTTGTCAAGTTCACACCTTCGCACATTGGCAAACACATGTTGAGAGCATTGCGCGTGCACATGGTTACACCGAAGTTGAAGTTGCAGAGTATCGCTCAATCGTTGACTTCATGGTTAAGGTTGGTAAATAGAGATTGCCCGCAGACGATTGCAACGGCACGGCGTGGGTTACGAAATGATCTTGATAACAAAAATCGCACAGCCTGAGGTTGGCGCGGTCATGGCTCAGTATTGTGAGGTGTGCAAGACCACCACCTTTATGGTGCATGAGTTGGCGAAGCGACCTGATGATGGTGATTATTGGTTGCTTACCATGCCTTGCTCAACGCACCCATGGAAGTTCACGTGTGAGTTGGATAAGGTGCAACTATCGGCAGTCCCGAGGTACCCTCTATATGTCAGAGCGCAAGACGCAATCATCTGAGTTGTTTGAGGAACGTGCTGCAATCATGCAGTACGACGGCAACATGACCAAAGAGCAGGCCGAGCGTGAGGCAAGTAAAGACCGACAAATTAACAAGGAGAAACATGAAAACCATCAATGACATTCTAGCGTTGTTTCCGTGGACAAATGCCGAAGAGTGGAAACAACACCCAAAAGGTAATGGGTGGGTCAGTATTAATGCACATGTGGAAGCATCATGCACCATCGAAGGTTTGGTGTTCGGCAATGCTCATGTGTCCGGCGAAGCTCAGGTGTCCGTCAATGCTCAGGTGTTCGGCGATGCTCAGGTGTCCGGCAATGCTCGGGTGTCCGGCATTGCTCAGGTGTTCGGCAATGCTCGGGTGTCCGGCGATGCTCGGGTGTCCGGCAATGCTCGGGTGTCCGGCAATGCTCAGGTGTCCGGCAGTGCTCAGGTGTCCGGTGATGCTCAGGTGTCCGGTGATGCTCAGGTGTCCGGCAATGCTTGGGTGTTCGTCAATGCTCGGGTGTTCGGCAATGCTGCTGTGTTCGGCAATGCTCGGGTGTCCGGCAATGCTGCTGTGTTCGGCAATGCTCAGGTGTCCGTCAATGCTGCTGTGTTCGGCAATGCTTGGGTGTTCGGCGATGCTCAGGTGTACGACAATGCTCGGGTGTCCGGCGATGCTTGGGTGTTCGGCAATGCTCATGTGTCCGGCGATGCTTGGGAAACAACCCCATTATTTGTGCAAGGCACAAGGCACGGCGCAACCAACTGCAAGCATGGTTGGTTAGCAATAGGTTGTCAGGTCCGCACCTTTGCCGATTGGAAAGCCAACGTTGAGACAATTGCCGAAGAGAATGGTTACACCAAGAAGGAAGCGGCTGAGTACCGGGCAATCGTTGACTTCATGGTTAAGGTTGGTAAATAGAGATTGCCCGCAGACGATTGCAACGGCACGGTTGCATGAGGTGGGCAAAGGGTGGTTGGTCCAGACCGGAATAGGCTCACAAGCGTTGTCGGCCACCCAAAGCGTTGTCGGCCATTGCCGGCCACCCAAGCGCTGCATCGCGATTGTCGCAGAAGCCTATGCGAACGGAAATGGTGTTCACAGTTTTGTACGGCACTGGCACAGAAGAGCCGAAAGGAATCCTGCATGGAACGCTCGCTGGTCTTAGCGCAGCAGATAATCGCAAGCCTTGAATTCAACCACATCGACTTCAGCGCTCACAGACTGACAGCGGAAAGAGTCGTTCAGACTCATGTCGAGGCGCTGCTGAAAGAA